CTACCACCTTCACAAATATTAGGCATGAATGTTGATTCTTGTCTAATATTACCCATGATGGTAGCAAGGGCGTTTTTGTCTTTAATTCCAATGCCCTGAAAATATTTCAGGGTAGCATTTTCATTTTCATTACACCCTTTACAAATTAACCTTTTTTCTTTTGGTACTTCGGAAGCAACCTCTTTGGTCGCTGTCTTTGATGTAGGCTCCTCTTGAATAATAGAAAATGGTTGAGGACCATTTACAGGTGGAGGAGGAAACACTGAAGGCAGTGTTGCCACATTGGTTGTAACCGTTACCATAAGAGGCAAGGTTACTGTAAAGAAGTTTTGCATTTAAATTAATAGAACTCTACATCCGTATAGAAAGGGGGTATACCAACCCTCTCGGGAGGCACTTTCCACGGCTCTAATTTCACATCAATATCTCATGATATGTTCCCTGTGTTAGGGATTACTCATAATAAGTGATTATTTAGGATTTGTCAAGTGTTACAGTTTGCAAAGTGGCACATAAATAAAGTGTTATAAAAAATTCAAAATGTCTAAGTCTGCAAATAAGGGAAAAAAAGGATCCTCTGGCGGAAAGCAACCTAAACAAAATCAAGGTAATGCTACTGCAAAAAAAGCAAAGAATGGTGGCAAGAAAAAGTGAGGAATTATGCCCCGAGAGTGGAATACTCCGAAACGTGAATGTTGGAATGCTCCAATACACCAAATGCTTAAGGCAATAGACAATCATACCCGCCTCTGGTTGGAGACGGGCGATTTTTGGCACGAAGAACAGGCAGAGATATTAAGAAAATATATAAAAGACTTGAAAGTATGGATACACAAAGAGGAAGGTAATTGGAATGAATGAATTACCTTGGGGAGTTATTATTATTCTCGGAATAGGTCTATCAGGAACTGCTTGGTGGATTTACGATATTCTGAGATTAGCGTATAAAGAAATGGAAGAATAATTATTTAAAAATTCTTCCCCATCCAGTATTATCGGCACCATGATCCAACCAACGATGCTTAAGAACTTCTTTTGCATATACTGCATTTTTTCCATTCATTACATCACCAGTATATCCATCATTTAAAGAACCATAAGGATCGTTGATGTAATAATCACCTTTTGCAGTTTTACCTTTAACTACAACCATATGCCCACCAGTAGGAGCAGATAAACTACCCCTGTGTAAGATACCAATAACAACAGGTCTCCCAGAAGATAGACTTTTATCAATATCATCAAAGCCCAAATTGTAATTAAATTCAGACTTAATTCCATAAGACGCAAGAGCTTGAGTCTGAACCGAATGATCTGTGGTGTCGCCAATTGAAAATACTTTTTGAATGTATGCATCATCTCCTTTTGCACCCTTCAATGTTCCTGGTTTTAAAAACTCAAGACACATTGCACAGGATGAAGAATTGCAGGTTCTACCAGCATCTCTATAATTATCTACTTGATTAAAATAAGGAACATTCAAATTAATTTCTTTTGGTGCTGGTGGTTTTTCTCTATATTTAACTACCCAAGCAGCAGTATCTGAAAGTAATTCTGTTGGAATTTGTTTTTCTAATTGTGCAACTGCTTTAACATGATTGACATTCTTTTCATTAAAGTATTGAAAGAACTTATGAAGATCAACTGCTTCTCCAGTATCACTTCCCCTATAAGTAACTACCCATTCTGTTGCTGGTGTTAAGAGATTTGGAATTGCTTTTTCTAAAATAGCAACACCAGCAACATGATTCACATTATGCTCATCATAATACTTAAAAAAGTTTATAAGACCAAATACCATTTTATTCTCCTATGTACTCTAATGAATAAATGTCATGATTAAGAATATTTGGATTCAACCATTCACTAAATTCTGATTGAATTGCATGAGCATCTTCATAGTCTTTTTGTTCGCAGAGAGCATGAATACGATCAACTGCCCAATCATGTGATACCCGAAGGGTCTGTTCCAGAGTTTCCATCAAAATAATCCTTGCGAAAATAGCGATTTAGAATATTGCTATTATAGTACGCAGGAACTCCAGAGTCAAGTGCTTCGGTCAGTACATTATTTAGGAAAAGTTGCCTTGTTTCTTCAAAGTTGCATTTGCCCTTGGTCTTATGTAAGGATAATATTTTTCTTTCAAAACATCCTTTACCGTATTTCTTTATATCTTCTTTGAGTTCTGGACAAGATCCGTAGTATTGCTTCCAATCAGACTCTGATTTAACTTTTCTAGATTTGCCCTTTGGTGTACGAAATGACCAAAGATATTTCCTACCAATGTATTTACGAGTAGTTGTAGTGCAGTAAATATGATAAACAAAACCAAAATAATCTTGAATATCAGAAGACTCAAAAATTTCCCCATTGAATCTCCAAGGGTTTTCATAACTCATACTATAGAATCTTTATGAGCTATTATTTATCTTCATCGGAGACAAACCTAGTCTACACAAAAAAAGAGGACTTGTCAAGCCCTCTTGAAGATGTTATGATAGGTCTATAAATTATCTTCTCTTGCTTCAACAATACTCTCTCTCCATCCTTCACTCATGTTCACCATAATGACTTCTGCCTGTTCTACAGTCTCAGCATAACCTTCATCGATAAGATATTCAAGAATTACATCATAGACATCCTCATACTCATACGATTGTCTGAGAGGCATTCTTGTTGGAATCATAGGTGTTGGTCTTGTTGCCGCAGCAAGTCTATTAGTCGCTGGAACAACGCTTCCAGAAGCAGCAGGAGAGGTACTAGAAGCAGCGTTAATAGCGGCAGTGGGGGTTACTGGTCTTATTGGTGCAGTAGGGGTTGCTGGTCTTGCTGGTGCCGCTCTAAATGCATTTGGGTTCTTTGATAATGATTGATTCCCCGCACCAAGTTGAGAAACTGCGGGTGACTGAACTGAAGGAGTATTTGCAGGAAGACGGGATCTCATATCCCTCATCAAAGGATTATCAGTCTGTTGTGTTCCACGAGTTCTTGCTCTTTCTGCGGCTGCGGCAGCAAGATTTGGATTTGCCTTTGCCCACTGATTCATTGCAGAATTTGCACCTGGAGATGTCTTTGCTGCTTGTGCAGCATATCTTGATTTTTCGGCAGCACTCCATGCGCCAGGTTTGAAGTTAGCACCCACTCCAGTACCCTCTACACCACCTTGCTTGGATAGAACTGGGCCTGCAGGTGCTGATGGTCTTGGTGCCGCTGGGGATCTTCCTGGTGCTGTTGGTGCTGCTCCAGGTGCAGATGGAGTTGTTTTTGCTGGAGTTCCGGTTCTTGGGGGTCTACCTCCGGTAGAAGTTCCACGAATACCTGCTTCTTTGGGAGAAGGTGCAATTCCTAATAATCCTGTAGCAAAATCCCTACCACCCCTACCATAGGCATTCGCTGCTTGTGCTAATGGATTTGTGGAAGTTGTTTTTTCTCCACGCCATGCTCCTTGTAAATTTGCACCATAAATATCACCAATTTGTCTAAACGGTTCTGTAATACCGCGCTGAAGAGCATTCGCTCCTCGTGCTAATGGATTTGTGGAAGTTGTTTGTTGCCCAACATATCCTTGCAATCCTGCACCAGTAATATCTCTAAGTTGTGTTCCCAAATCTCTCGGACCCTCACTCAAAACTTCTTGATCATTACTGACAACATTTTCATAAAGATATTTAATGTCTTCTAATTTACCCGAAGAAAGCGAACTCATTTTTCTATAAAAATTTCTATTATATTGATATTTATAAAAAAAGAGGGTCTTATGACCCTCTTATGTGCCAGTTTTTAAAGTGGATTTCTTAAGCAGGTTTAACACCTGCAAATGCAGTTCCACCCTCAATTTTCCATCGTCTTTTTGCTGCTTCGTTACTATCATCAGGATTACGAGAACCACCAGGTTGCAAAGTCCTAATTCTATCATTAATTGCTTGATTTGCTTCAGGACTGATTAATTTATAACCTTCAATAATACTTTCTCTCCACTCTTCACTCATATTCACCATAATAGCAGTTGCTGATTCTTCAGTATCAGCATATCCTTCATCAAGAAGGTGACCTTTGATAATATCAAATAAATCAAGATCTTGATTAAGTACTCTTTCTCTTGCGCCAGCTCTTGGTCCACCTGCCTTGAGTGCTTGATCTCTAGCACTTAATTGTACTCCACCTGTAGGAGCTGCAGTTGAAGGTGCTTTTGGCAAATCTTTCAACAAAGGATTTGGTGTTCTGGAAGCGGGAGTAGCAGGTGTCGCTGCAGGAGGTGTTACTTTTGCAGCAGGAGCAGTAGGTCTTGCTGCGGGAGTTGAAGTTCTAGCGGCTGGAGTTGAAGGTCTTGCAGGAGTAGAAGGTCTTGCAGTTGGGGGCTGAACAGATGCTCCAGCATTTCCACCTCCAACAGGAGTAGGTCGTCTTGCACCACCACCATATCCTGAAATATTTGATCTCCCCCTAGAAATTATTTGTGATACTGTTCCCCTTCCCTTGGACATAGCAGCATCTCCACCACCTGCTTTATAAGCAGCATATTGAGATGCTCCTAAATTTTGGAGATTATATGGAGAATTTTGTGCGGTTCGAGTATATGGAGCATTTCCTAAACTGCCTGGAATGTTGGAAAGTCCACTTCTAGGTGGACTTTCATACAAATCTTGACCTTCAATAGTTTCTTGGGAATCATAAATGGAAGCATAGGCTTCCATTAATCCAAAAGTTTCACCACTCGTAAGTTGTTGCATCTTTTTATTTCTTATTTTATTTTTATTTATAATAAGAACAACTTATCGTCACAATTTAAATCCACTAAAAGTGTCAGTTTTTACATCTTGTTTAATTCCACCAATGATATAAGACTCAACTTCAGTTTCCTGTGGTGCAACTTGCAATCCTTTTGATGAAATCCAATGCTCAGTCCAAGGAAGTGGATTATTCTTTGCTGGAATATCATAAAGTGGTTTAAGACCAATTGCTCTCATACGACGATTCGCAATCCACTCAACATACTGTTGAAGCAGTTTATCATTCAACCCAATCATGGATCCATCCTTGAACAGATATTCTGCCCAAAGTTTTTCCTGATTCACAGCATTCTCAAAAGTTTTATAGACCCATTGCTCTTCTTCCTTGGCAATTTTCTGCATTTCTGGATCATCACCCTCTTTCCACTTATTCAGAATATTCTGAGTGATAACTAGATGCTGATTTTCATCACGAGCAATCAATCCAATGATCTTTGCACTTCCTTCCATAAGTTTGAGTTCGCCAAATGCAAAGCTGCAAGCGAAACTGACATAAAAGCGAATACCTTCAAGAATATTAACGTTTGCAACTGCTCTGAATAGTTTTCTTTTAAGTTCATATCTTTCTTCCTGTGCATAAGGAACTTGTTCTTGGGCATGTTTCCAAAGTTCAGAAGTTCCATAATGTTGGGCACTGTTAATGAAATCATTATATGCTTCAGTTACACTATATGCTCTCTCAAGAATACGATCATCTCTAAGAATCGTATCAAACACATCCGAAGGATCTGAATATACATTCTTGATGATGTAGGTATAGGAGCGTGAATGAATCATCTCCATAAACTCCCAGACTTTCATACACGCTTCCAATTCTGGTAGCGAACAGTAGGGA